TTAATTCCACCTTTATTTGTTAAGTAATCCGAGTATCACGATAAGTGATATAAACCCAGCAAATCCGGCATTACCGAATAAGTTCACTAAGTTAATCAAATTACTAACAATATCAATACCTAAGAATCCCCCTACAAATACTAATTGTACGAGAACACCTAAGCCGACTATATGTAATAGTACATCCTTTAAACCAGATACGCTATCTATAATCATTTTGATTGTGTCTTTCATTTAGTTTCCCCCTATTAATGAATAAAAGTCGGGTTTTGTCCGACTCGTATAATAACTATATGCTAAAATAAAAAAAATCAACCGATATATAAATATATATCCCCTTTTTTTGACATCTCTATATTTATTGTTAGGTAAATTTTATGTCAAACGATTACGAAATATTCAAGGGTAAAACCCTATCAGATGTCTTTAAGGACATATACGATAATTCCCACACCAATAAAAAGCAATTAGAAGTTCTAATGAAAGAGGTGGTCGGATTTATTAAGGACGGAGATACGGCCGTTCAAATCATTCCTATGTTGAAAGAGTATTTAGAAATCAATGTAAAGAACGACGAACAACTTGTTAAGTTGGCAACAATCGTTCAAAGAATTACAGCAGCAGAAAAAAGAGCATCAGATTCAGGAGATGAGTTCGGTTTAACAGAAGCAGAAAAAAATCAACTTATGGACGCAATAGAAACAGATGTTCAAGAGTTACAAATCAAAAAAGACGAAATAGAAAATTCAATCAGTAAGGAAAACTAATGCCTAAGAAAGCTAAACAACCACTACAAAATGTGTTTGTTTCAGGAGACGGGTTCGTAACAAAAACAGAACTCAGCCGTATATTAAAGCAAGTATATGTGGAATCGGTTGACCCGAACACAACTGCAAACTTAGAAGTATTTGAAGTCATAGAATTAGAAACACCGAAAGTAAAAGGTAGATATGTGTTTTCTAATCAGAGAGAAAGTGTTAATGAGTTAGTTTCTTTTTTACCTGCAACTTCTAACATTACACAACCACCATTGGTTGGAGAGCTGTGGTTAGGATTTAGATTTAAAAAAGAACATTATTATATTTCAAGATTAAGTGATAGTAATATGTCGGTTAATTATCAGAGTGTAGGTCAAAGTACACCAACACTTCTTGATAACAAGACCAACAATGAAACACGTTCTGATGTAAAGTCAAGACCATACGGTAATATATTTAAACCAAATATATCAGTAAGTAATCAGTTGTTAAAATCTAACTTAGAAGGACAAACATTAATACAGGGTAGGTATGATAATTATATTCAATTAGGTGCAAAAGAACAAGAAGGATTTGGTTCAGAAAAAAATTATATAAAGTTATCAAATCAAGAAACATATATTGATATGGAAAATTCTTTAACACTAAGAAGTTCTCAACAATATAGTCCGTTGCTTGATATGAATTACAATAAGACCTCTGGAAAAATATCAAGATATTTACTTCGTGGTAAAGGAAAAGAAGACAAACCATATTTAGACTTAGATTGGGAAGGTCCAACATTATGGGCAAATTCCGGTAGAGTATTAATAACAGCATCAGAAGATGATATTGCAATATTTGCTAAAAAGTCAGTTCGTATTAAAGGGGAAAGAATACAGATAGCGAATGATGGTGGTGGAGTAGAAGTTAAAGCTAAAACAATTATAAATGATATTAGTGAAGAAAGTGGAAAAATTATAAACGCAACAAAAGAAGGTATTCCATTTCCAGATTTAAATATGGCGGGATTTTTAAAACAAACAATGGGAATACAAAAATTATTTCAAGCACTAACTTTAGGAGTTCCTAAATTATCTAATCCAGCAACATTACCTTCTGGAGTAAAAGATATTGTTAAAGGTTTGGAGGGAGCAAAAAACTTTATAGAAGCTACATTAAATTTAGAATTTTTAGAAAAGGAAATACTTACTACAAAGACACCAGAAGAAATTGCAGCGTCATTACCGATACCGGCTGGAATTAAAAATATAGTTGGAGACATACAAACTTTTTCTGAGGGTATTGACGAAAATATAAAAAAATTAGAAAAGGTAGTTAGTGATAATGCACCACTTTTAGAAAATGCACAACTTATAAATAACGTTCTTGAAAGTAATGATAGAACTGCTATTTTAAATACATTGGAAAGTGTACCATCAGATATACTTCAATCGATACCAGGTGGAGAAGATACTTTGTCAATGTTTAAAAGTTCTAAACTTAAAGAAAAGGATATAATTAAGGCAAGAGAAAATGGAGCGTTTACTCAAATAGAAAATTACTTATCAGAAACCGCAACAGGTGAAAATGATTTAGAACTAATGAAATCATATGGAAAGATTTTAAATTTAACAAAACAGGAGCAAAAATGAACAAAAATAAATTAAAAAATATAATTGAATTAATTGTTCGTAAAGAAATCAAAAAACAATTAAGCGAGATATTTATTAATGAAGATAAAGAAATCAAACTATCAGAAGCGATTTCTAAACCTACACCTAAAAAGGTAGTCAAGAAACAACCTAAAAAACAATACACAAAAAACAAAGTGTTAAATGAAGTATTGAACAATACAAAACCATTGGGTTCATCACAAACAGATGAATATCCTACATTAGGAGGTGGAGTATTAGGAAGTGATAATATGGCAGATGTGTTGGGTTATGGAGATTTAGGTATGGGACAGAATAAAGAAAGAGCGAGAGAAATGGGAGCAGTTGACACAATCAAGAAAGCAGGTGTTTCAGTAGATGCAGTTCCTGAAGAAGTTCAAAATGCATTAACTCGTGATTACTCTGGTTTGATGAAAGCAATTAGTAAAAAGAAATCAGGTGAGGGTGGTTTCAGACCATAAAGGTAAACAATGGCAAGAAGTGTAAGAGAAATAGATAGAAACGAAGATAAGAATGTTGGAATAGGATTTCCAATGGACTATACCGATACTCAAGGGTTCTTTCGTAAAACGAAGACAGTATTAGAACAGTCAAGACACAACCTAAGAAACTTATTATTGACAACACCAGGAGAAAGGATTATGCAACCAGACTTTGGTAGTCAATTAAAAAGTATAGTGTTTGAACAAGGTGAAAATATTCCAGATAGAGTAGAAGAAGCAATAAATGAATCGGTTAGTAGATTCTTATCTTACATCAACATTAATGGTGTTTTCACAACTCAAGATGGAAATCAACTAAATGTTCAGGTAGAATATTCAGTACCACTTAATCCAGACACAATTGAAATATTAAACTTTGACTTTAGAATTGGAGAATAAAAATGTCAGACTTTGGGACAAATAAAAAAATAGTAAAAAAAGAAGTAAATTATCTCGGTAGAGACTTTACAGATATTAGAGAAAACTTAATAGAGATTGCGAAAAACTATTTCCCAAACCAATACAATGATTTCAACGAAGCATCACCAGGTATGATGTTTGTTGAAATGGCATCTTATGTAGGTGATGTATTAAATTATTATGTAGATAATCAATTTAGAGAAACACTTTTACAATTTGCTGAAGAAAGGAAAAATGTATTAGCGATTGCACAATCATATGGTTATACACCAAAGTTGGCAACTCCCGCTACCGTAGAATTAACATTTAGTGTTGAAGTACCATCAAAAGATATGGGTGGTAATGTATTTCAACCAGACTTAGATTACGCTGGAGTTTTAAGTGGTGGGACAACTGTTGAATCTTCTAATGGAACTACATTTACTTTATTAGATGACATTAACTTTAAAGTATCAGGTTCATTAGATACGATGGGTGTTGAAATATTACAACCATCTTCTGGAACAAATCCTACGAATTACAGACTTACTAAAAAAGGATTAGCCGTTTCTGGTAAAAGAGAATCAGAATCATTTTCATTTACTAGTGCTAAAGAGTTTGATAAAATAGTTTTATCTAATGATAAGATTACAGAAATTATATCAGTAACGGATAGTGATGGAAATACTTGGTATCAAGTTCCATTCTTAGCTCAAGATACTGTATTTGATTCTATGGAAAATACAAGTCTTAATGACCCGAGCTTATCATCATATCAAAACGATACACCTTATTTATTAAAGTTAATCAAGACATCAAGAAGATTTACAACTTATGTTAGAGAAGACAACAAAACAGAAGTAAGATTTGGTTCAGGTATTAGTGATAATGCAGATGAAGAAATAATACCAAATCCAGATAATGTGGGTTCAAGATTAGGACAAGGTGTTTCAAGATTAGATGAAGCATTTGACCCGACTAATTTTATGAAAACAGAAACATTTGGATTAGCACCAAGTAATACTACATTGACGGTAGTTTATAGTCACGGTGGTACAATAGACCATAATGTTAGTTCAAGAACTATCAATTCATTTTCAAGAAAGTCTTACACGATATCAACTGAAAATTTAAACGCTACCTTAAGAGCTGTATCAGAGACTTCATTATCAGTAACTAATGAATCACCAGCAACAGGTGGTTCTTCTATGGAAACTATATCTCAAATAAGAGAAAACGCTGCAGCATACTTTAATGCACAGAACAGAGCCGTAACCAGAGCAGACTACATTACAAGAGTTTATTCATTACCACAGAAGTATGGTAATATATCAAAAGCGTTTGTTGTTCAAGATGAACAATTAGAAGAGTCTGGTCAATTACAAGTTATTGATGGAATAGCACAAAGAGTCAACAGAAACGCTGATAATATAAATCCATTTGCTTTAAATATGTATTTGTTAGGATATGACTCGAATAAAAAATTAACAAGACTCAATAGAGCTGTGAAAGAAAATTTAAAAATTTACTTATCACAATATAGAGTATTGACAGATGCTATCAATCTTAAAGATGCTTACATTATTAATATTGGAGTAAAGTTTAATATTATTGTCAAAAGAGGATTCAATAAAAATGATGTATTGTTTAGAGCAATACAAAAGGTAAGACAATTTTTCTCTACTGATAAATGGCAAATTAATCAACCAATAGTATTAAGTGATTTAGCTTATCAAATTTCATTAGTGGACGGAGTGGTATCATTAGTTCCACCAGAAACTAACAATCCTAGTAAAGATTTAATATTGATTGAGAATAAATCAAAGGTTGTGAATGGGTATAGTGGTAATTCTTATGATATAGATTCCGCATCAAAAGACGGAGTTATATATCCTTCATTAGACCCAAGTATATTTGAATTAAAATTCCCTAATAGTGATATTGAGGGTAGTGTGGTAGGAGATAGATAATGCATTATTTTGAATTTGGAAAAAGAGACACAACAATTTATTCAGGTGGAACGACCAGTTCTATCAATACAGGATTAGATGAAATATTAGAAATTAATAAAGTTGTAAGTGATAATGGAAATGTCCAAAATGTATCAAGAGTATTGATTGACTTTGACTTATCTTACATATCACAATCAATACAAGACGGAAAGGTTCCTTCTACTACAAAATATTATTTAAATTTATTTGATGCAACTTCAGAAGAAGTTGAAGCAGAACAAAGTATTTTTGTATATATGATTAGTGGTAGTTGGAAACAAGGAACAGGTAAACTTGACCACACACCAGTTACGAGAGACGGAGCTAGTTATCGTTATCGTGATGAAGAACAATCAACACCCTGGGTTACAGGTTCAGTATTGACAGACGGGGGTTCTTGGTTTACTTCACAAACTGGTCAATATAAAGTTAGTTCATCTTATGATTTAACTTTTGACAAAAAAGATATTAGAGCAGATGTCACGGACTTAGTTAATAACTTTGTTTATTCATCATCAGTTTATCCAAACAACGGATTTATTATAAAGAGACAATCCATTACACCAACAGATTCTACATTCTCATACAATTCAGGTAGTGACACTACAAAAGATGAAGCTAGTTCAGATAGGTTAGGAAATTTAAAATACTTCGGTAGAGAAACACATACAATCTATCCACCTAAATTAGAAGCAGTGTGGGACGATTCAAGTTGGTCAACAGGAAGTTTATCAGGATTGGGTTCAACAGATTTAGAAAGTCTAAAAGTTTATTTTAAAAATTTAAGAACCGAATATAAAGAAAACTCAATTGTTAAATTTAGATTAGTTGGTAGAGAGTTATATCCTACTACTACATTTGGTACATCACCAGCAGAACTTAGTGTAAAATATTTACCAAGTGGTTCTATATATTATGAAGTAAGAGATGCTGATACCGAGGAAGTAATTATACCATTTGGTAGTGGTTCAAAAGTTAGTTGTGATTCCACAGGTAATTTTTTCAGAGTTCAAATGAACGGATTCCAAGCAGAAAGAAATTATCGTTTTTGTGTTAAGGTCGTTAGTGGTAGTGGAACAACAGACGAACAAATAAACTTCTATGATGATAATTATGAATTTAGAGTTGTGAGATAACAATGCCTTATTTACCATCAGACGCAGCTAAAAAATCAGAACTATATAATAATATGATTAATGCTGATAGAAATGAATATCAGTCTTTCATAGATGACATTACTAAGAAGTCGGAAATATCAGGTTCAGTAAACACCAATGTTACACCAAGAGATGAAAATGGTAACTTAGTATCATTTGAAAGTAATGTACCAGGAGTTGCACTTGAAGAGAAATTTCAAGAGGTGAGATTACCAAACACACAATATTTTTTTAACGGAACCTTAGACTCAGAGTTTACATATTATGGTCAACCACAAGACCTTGATGATGATTCGGATGATGATGATACTGGTGAAGGAGATTCAGTTAATGATGAAGTTGTAGAAAGAATTCTTACCAATAGAGATTATCTTGTTGAAGTTGTTAGTGAGATATATGGTGAAGAATTAGACGAGTCTACATCAACAGCAAAATTAAATGCTAAACTACAAGAGTTTTTTTTAAGTGAAAGAAAGAGATATATGTTTGTTAGAACAAACGAATTAAATAAAAATGCCGAAGGTTGGGAAGAGTTTAGATTAAATAAAAAAAGAAATGTCCGAGGCATCAGTAGGAAAAGATTTAAAGAAATTAAAAAAGATTTAAAGAAATTAAGATATGATGAAATCATTGAAGACCATTTGTACAGAACACTAAAAGGTCAAGAAGTTTGGTTAAAACTTGGATTTCCATATGTTATAGATAAAAACATAAAGAGTTAAGATGGCAAAAGAATACGGATTATCACAAAAAGAAAGAGACACATTTTCATCACCGACTCGTATATATAGTAGTTTTGGTAGAGATACCACTAACGACTTTTTGATGTTACACGTTTACGACACAGGTGGTAATTTGTTAGTCAATAAAGTTTTAGCTTTAGATGAAGTTGACTTTGTTGATGAAGGAAATCATATCGATATTAATGTTGGTCAACACTTAAGAGATTTAGGATTTCGTGATGGTGAATATGATGTAACTTATAAATTTTTAAGAAGACTAGCAGGTAGAGAACGACCAATATATGTTGATTCAAATGGTATAGTTTACACCGGAGAAGTTAAGCGAATCGTTGATGAAGGTAAACCAAGATTCTATAAATCAAAAGGAGATAATACCAATAGTGCAAATTTAGAAGAACTTTTTGTTAGAGAACAGAAATACAACATCACGGACATTGCACCAGATAGAGATGAGTTTATATTAGAACTTGACAATATGATATCATACGAACCATACAGAAATGAGTTTGTTGAAATGGGTGAAACGATTCAATATTCACCAACAGGTAGAGCACAATTTGATTCAAAAAAACCAGACATAATGGAATTTGAAATTTCCGATACTGATAGAGGCTTTACCCAAAATATGGTAGG